ATCATTTTTAATTTTGCATAATAATAAATTCATTTTAACATAAAAAAGGGGATTTTACAATCCCCAATGTAATATTCTTTACGAAATTACACCTGCTATCTTTAAACCTTCTTTGGTTAATGCTTCCAATAATAGTAAAGGAAGGAGAGCAAGTGCGAAACCATCACGAGGATAATCCTTTAATAGATTCTCTAAGTTAAGGGTATCTTTTACGGGAGTTGGTGTTACTTCTGTCACTTTAATTACCTCTTTCGGTGTAACTTTATTTACACGTTTAGGGGCAGTTGTTGTAACTTTCTTAACAGTTGCCCTTGATTCCTTAACAGTAGCGGTTGCAGATTTAGCAGTCTTGCGAGTTGCTGATGATCTTCTGCGAGTTGCCATGTAGTTTCTAAAATAAACAATAGGGTGAGGGAAGGACTGATGATGCTGATAGCAGATATACGACTTATGCCGTAGGTTGAGTCGGCAAATGCCTAACCCCTCACTATAAGGACAGTTTAGAGGTTTCAGTTTCTATTATTTGACATATTGAAATTTGCTCTACTAAATCCTTCACGATTCACGATCTTAAATGTACCAAACTCATTGGACATAACATAACCTTCGTGGTCACATTCTTCATCATTAATATAACATTCTATCTCTGCATCTCTCTCAATAAGTGGAAACATATCCCACTTAATTGACCTTACTAATTGCCATAAACGTAGAACATTTACATCTATATTATTATCAATAGCAAGTGCTTCTAATGTTATATCATCTAACTCAACATCTTCACGAATACATGTATTTAATTGCTTCTTAATTCGTGGTAATTGTTTATCATTAGCGAACTCACATAAAGTTGCAATTTGTCTTGCAAATTGGCATCTCTCTATGATACTATCTCTTTCATCACTAATTGTTACATCAGGTTGGATAAAAAGCACTTCATCATCACTTTCCAGATTAAATTGTAGAGGATATGCAACAGCATCCCTCAAATCTTTGTCTGCTATGTAATAAGTATGAGGTGCAATTACGATTTCTTGGGAAACTTTATCTGGGAAATCGTATCTGATGGTATTAGGATTGAAACTATTAGTGCCACCAGTACCGAGGTAATCACCTTGGTAGATATTACTTGTATGAGGAAGATTGTCAAAACAGAGATGCAAAATATCTGCCACTTTTCCTTGATGGTTTCTATCAACATCTGCATGGTTATGGTTGATTTTGATGAGTTTTTTGTTGAAGACACTTTTAGTTCCTACGAAGAATTTATTATTGGCAGGATTAGTTCCCCAAACTATTGCTGGAGAACCATCAATCTTTACTGATATGTGACTATCAGCAGTAAACCAATTTAACACACTTAAATCACCATTAAGAATGGAATCTTCAGGGTGTTCAATATGTTTGTTTTTCATAATAATAACCTCATAATAACATAAAAAAGGGGATATTACAACCCCCTTAGTAACAATTAAGCAAGCACTCCTGCTAACTTTAATGCTTCTTTTGTTCCTGCTTCAAGTAAAAGAAGAGGAAGAAGTATTAACGAAAATCCATCTCTAGGATAATCTTTTAGCAGAGACTTAACATTTTTTGTCTCAACTTTAGGAGTTTCTGTTGGAGTTTCAGTCACTTTATTCACCTTTGGTTGTGTAACTTTATTTACACGATTAACAGGTGGAGTTGTAACTTTCTTAACAGATATAGTAGACTCCTTGATACTTTTGGGTGCAGATTTAGCAGTTTTGTTTGCTGAAGACCTTCTGCGAGTTGCCATAAGTTTTCAATAATATAGAAAAAAGTGAGGGAGTCAAATCCCAGATGTCTGAACTGGTCAAGAGGTGCTTCACCTGACTACAAGGACAGGTACTAACTCAGTTCTCAGGGATGGGCATTTGACTTGCCCCTCACTATACAGACACTTTAGTCGCTTCAGTTAGTATTATAAAAACTTCTCAAGTGTTCCCCTTACTTCACCTATTCTGTTTTTGATTAAGTTACCATAATCCTCGTGCAATTCGCACCCTATGTAATATCTTCCTAAGTTTTTTGCAACCATAGCAGTAGTTCCAGATCCCATAAATGGGTCAAGAATAATATCATTTTCCTCTGAAGATGCAAGGATGCAAGGTGTTATTAATTCAGGTGGAAATACAGCACAATGTGAACCTTTATAGGGTTTTGTTTGAACATTCCATACACTTCGCTTACGTCTTGTTGGTTCTTTGATAACATCTACATCAAAATAATAGTTTTGATTCTTACTTAACAAAAACAAATACTCATGTGATTTAGTACATCTATCACGCACACTTTCTGGCATTGGATTAGGTTTATTCCATATAATATCCTGCCTTAAATACCATCCATCTGCTCTTAATGCAAATGCTAACATCCAAGGTATTCCTATTAAATCTTTTTCTTTGTATCCCTCTAATTTATTACCTCGTCTTGCACATTTGTCTGGTAAATCTTGTTTATTAGAGGCTACAGTTTGTTTAACTAATGCTTGACCTTTTCCAGGTCTATAGTTATAATAACTATCCCCAATATTCAACCATAATGTTCCATCTTCTGTTAGATTATTTCTTACCTCTTGGAATACTTTTACTAATTTTTGAATATACTCTTCTGGAGATTCTTCTTGTCCTATCTGACAATCCTCCCCTCCATAATCTCTTAAACCATAATAAGGTGGAGATGTAATGCAACACCTAGCTTTTTCATCGAATTGTTTAAGTGTTTCGAGACAATCTCCAAATAATATTGTATCTCTCATTTAGTTTGCTCCGATACTATTACTTTTAATTTACCATCATCAACAGTAATGTTTATTTGATGTTGTAAATCATTATCAGTATTCATAAGTCTAATATCTATTGATCCACCTTCTCCATAATATTGCATGAATAACTTATTACATTCTACTTTCCACCGTTCAGGATTCTCTGCATGTTTATATACAGGATTAGAATGTTTATCCTCATATCCTTTTATCCAAGGAGTATTTTCATTTAAGTTTAACCAATTTTTCATAATTACCTCCTAATAGTAGAAATAGCGGGTTCACCTTTATTAAACACAGTATCAACAACTGCCTCAACTTTACGTGATGTAGATATACCAACCTTATCATAGCATGGAACCACAACAAGACCATAAGTTTTTGATTCACGACCTTTTCTTATTACTCTACCAATAGTTTGACTAATACTAATATAATCCATGTTTCTTAAGAATAATGCTGCTTCTAATCCTCTTACGTTAATACCTTCAGATAATATACTATGATGTAATACTACAAATCTTTTAGTATCATCTTGACCCCAAACATTAAGTACATCAAAAAATTCTTCACGAGTAACCTTTTCACCATCTATAATTGCACCAGTCTTTGCTGTAATATACATCCACGAATATCCTCTCCAAGATAATTCATCCACTAACTTAGATTGTGCTACTAAATTAACAATTTGTTTGGTAGATCTTGCACAAATTAATACTTTATCAGTATCAATCTCATCCATAGTTGATATTACATGGTCACAATCTTTCTCATAACTAAATCTACTATCATCAGGAACATCTATCTTCTTAATTACAACTTTAGGTGGTAATATATGACCTTCTTTCACTAACTTAGGTGCAGGTACATTTATTATTACTTTACCATAAACTTTCTCATTATTCATTCCTGGTTTCTCAACAGTAGTGCTATGCTTAGGAGTAGCAGTAAAGAAAAAGCACCGACTGTTATCTCTAATTGCAAAATGTTCAGTAGCAGGGTAAAAGTTTCGTTGAACACTATTATGTGCCTCATCAAAGTAAATTGTATCTATATGAGCATAACTTTGCTTTATTTTATGTAGAGAATGATAGGTAGTAAATATAATCTTATTACCTTTACTAAATCTACTCCACTCAGCAATCTTTACTGGTGAAGTTGTGCTGAAGTGATGAGTTTCTCCACTATGAACGTGCATTACCTGAACATATCTATACTTCTCTCTTATAACTTCTAAAAATTCAGATGATAATTGATTTGCTAATAATATACGAGGTGCAACTACAACAATAGTTTTAAAACCACTATCAAATTCTCTGATAGCATCCTGTATCATACACATGGTCTTACCACCACCAGTAGGCACGATGACTTGACCCTTATTATATTCACTTAAACGATTAAGTGTCTCTGTTTGATGTTCACGAAGTTGGATCATTAAATAATAACCATTAAGTAAATTATACCATAAAAGGTATTTTCACGCCATAGGGACGCTTACAAGTACACTATAAGGACAGTTTAGGCGACCCCCCCTTATTTCTTTTGCT